CATAAAGGCCGCCACTTTCCGGCATTTTACCTTTACCGGACACAGGCGAACAATCGGACATCATCAATGGAGTGTGATCGAGTTGAGCAGTGAGAGCCAGGTCGAGGATCGGGACCGCGAGGATCGGGACCGCGCGGCCCGCGCGGCCATGTTTGCCGTAGATCATTTCGTGTTGGATCGCCTCGCCCGGGCGCGGGTCACGGAGGCGTCGAGGAGTCGGCTGATCGTGCAGGCCGCGTTGGGCTATCTGATCGGCGCCGGGCTGATTACGGTCACTGATGAGGCAAGCTGGCCGGAGTGGCTGGATCTGTTGATCCCTGATCATCTTCAGCCGGACGTAGTCGCGGAGGAGACGCGGTTGGCTCGAATGAACTCGTCGTTGCGTTGAGCGTCATCGATGATGGGATGGGGTGAGCGGGGGTGGATCTGCCGGGCAGGGCGAGGGTCGGCGCGAAGTGGCATGACATCCAGCGGCCCGACTGGGTGATCATTGGTGGTCCGTTGCCGGACGGTACGGGTGTGGCCCTGCTCGCCAGCAAGACCCTGACCAGCGCTCGCCTGCGGCAGCTCGCGACCGACATGGTCTACCTCGGGCAGATGACGGCTGGGTGGGCGAAGACTGGCGTGTTCCTCGGCCTGGACGTGTGCATGGACGACTTCGTGATGGCCGCCGGGGCGGACTACTTCGAAGCGCTCGAGGCGCTGTTCGAGCACTTCCTGCTGCCGGATTTCAAGCCGGCGCAGCCCGCGATCACGGCCGAGCAGGTCCTGGAGTTGGAGGCCTGGGCCGAGGAGAAGCTGGCACCCGCGGAGCGTGAGGGATGAACCTGAAGCGGTGTGTTCGCTGTGGCCGGATGCCGCATGATCCGGAGTTCTACCCAGACTGCCCGTACTACGTCGAGCCGGCGTCATGGTGGAGACGCGCGGCGAACCGGGTGCTCGTGGCGTTAACCAGACCGCGGCGGCGCGGCGGACTCGACGTGATCGAAGAGGTCCCCCCGCCACGACCTGCGCCGCCCGGCATCCCGCCAGATTACGAGGGCTAGTGAGCACCCGTCGCCGGCAGGGTGAGCTTGAGCGGGCGGTGCGCCGCGACATGCGCGGGTTGGGCAAGGATGCGCATAAGGGTCGAGCGACGCTGGAGATGATCGCGCTCAGGCTTGCCCGGGCGATCGACGCCCGCGGCGATGATGGGCCCACCACGACGGCGAAGCTGTTGCAGGAGCTGCGGCTGGTGATGGGGCAGGTGATGCGGGTTGACGGCGACGACGATGATGCGGCCGAACTCGTGGCTTCCATGCGCCCCCCTGTACGGAACCCCGCGAACGGATCGGGAGACGCTGGGCCAGGAGGTAATCGACCTGGCCCGACGGTTGGGCCGACCGTATATGCCGCACCAGGAGTACATGGCCAACGTGGCGCTGGAGATCGACCCGGCGACGGGTCTGCTGGCCTACGACCAAGTGCTGATCATCGGCCCCCGGCAGAGCACGGGCAAGACGGAGTTCGTGCTGCCCTACCTCACGCACCGGTGCATCTCGCCCTGGTTCGGGAGCCCGCAGCGGGTGCTGCAGACGGCACAGACGGCTGACGACGCTCGTACGAAGTGGCGCGATGTGTACCGCGAGCGCCTGCTGAAGGCCCGCACGATCAAGAACATGTTCCGGTCGCGGCTGAGCCTCAACCAGGAGGCGTTCATCTGGCGTAACGGGTCGATGTGGAGCCCGGGGTCGACAACCGGCAAGACGGCCGGCACCGGCGACACGCTCGATTTGCCGTTCATCGACGAGGCATGGTCACGGCCGGACTTCCGCACCGAGCTGGGCATGGCCCCGGCGATGGACACCCGGGACAACTCGCAGTTGCTGATCGCGTCGATGATCCCAGGCCTGTCCCGGGCAGCCCCGGGCACGTGGCCGTACCTGAAGGAGAAGCGGCGCGTCGCCAGGGCCCGGGTTGAGGCCGGCGTCAACCACGGCATCGCCCTATTCGACTGGTCGGCGATCGAAGGCTCGGACCCGGGGGATCCGCGGACCTGGTATTCGTGCATGCCCGGGCTGGGTGTGACGGTGCGGGAGGAACGCATCCGGGGCCACTTCGAGAACTTGCCGTTGATCGACTTCTGTGCGGAGTTCCTGGGTTGGGAGCCGAAGGAGACGGTGCCGATGTGGACGACGATTCCGCAGCGGATCTGGAATGACCTGGAGGACCCGGAGTCGTTCCCGGTCGGGGCGGTCGCGCTCTCGGCGGAGATCACCAAGGACCGCCAGCACGGCTACCTGGGCACCGTCGGTAAACGCGACGACGGGCACTGGCACATGGAGGTCGTCGAGCCCGGTCAGAAGATCCCGGTCGGCACGGTCGGTATCGACTGGATGGAGCCGCGGGCGCTGGAGATCCTGGCCGCGCAGGAGATATGCACGACGGTGATCGACAAGCGGCGGCCGTCGGCCAGCCTGATTCAGACGATCAAGAACGCTGGCTACGACGTCACCGAACCCAACGGGCCCGACATCCAGGCGGCGTGTGGCCGCTTCTACGACCGCACCGGAGCCGCCACCGACCCCGACGCCGCCAAACGCGACGACGGCACCCGTATCCGGCACCTGGCACAGCAGTCGCTGGACCGGGCTGTGGCGCTGGTAAAGAAGATCGACGTCGGGGCGGGGGCGTTCACGTTCGTCGATCGCGGGTCGGATGACTCGATTGGTCCGTTGTATCTGATGGTGCTGGGCATGCTGGGGGTCGAGCTGAAGTGGACCCCACCCCTGCCCGAGCCGGAGATCTTCTACTGAGCCTGTATTGGAATACAGCTTCGGCGGGTTCCCGGCCAGGATCGACGCGTTTAGACGCAGGTTGGCTGTAGGTTGCTACGTCCGAATTTGCACACGGTGCGACTATGCTGCGGCCATGGGACGCGTGTGGCTGGCCGGGCTGTGCGTCGTGGCTGGTGTCGGTGTGCTCGCCGGGCCGGGCTGGGCGCTGCTGGCCGCCGCGGTCGTGCTGTACCTGACCCCGGTGCCTGAACGGGTCCGCCACCTCGCACGCAAGGCCCGGGCCTGGACGATGGGCAAGTCGAGGGCCACGCGGCGTTGGCTGGTCACCGGCCGTCACCAGGTGGCCATGGCGGCGATGCCGGTCGGGGTCATACTCGTGCCGGTCGGTGCCGGCATGGCCTTCGGCGCCGGTTGGGCCCTCATCATCGCCGGTGCGTTGTGCGTCGGTGTCGCGTTGCTGCTCGGCTGGGATACTCGGCCGGCACCGTGAGCACGGCGCTGGCCCCGTTCGAGTCCGACCTGTTGGCGGCGCTGGAGATCTCCGACCCCGACACTCGCTCGACTGTGCTGGATCTGCTGGTCAAGGCCCAGGCCCGCGACCGCCGTGGCCGGTGGACGTCCGGCGGCGGAGGCGGTGCCGGCGCGGCGGACGGTGGTGGGGGCGACGGTGCCGGCGGCGGCGGCGGCGGCTCGGTTACGGCGGCGCAGGCGCGTGAGGCGCTGCTGACCAACCTCGACGTGACCATGGCCCCCGGCCAGGTCGACGGCCTCATGAAATCGCTGGCCGGCGGGAAGCCGGTCAACCTCGAGCACCTGCAGGTCACCGGCAAGGGCAACGAGAACATGTTCGCCCGCCACGCCACCGAAACTCCCCGCTCGAAGATGCCGCAGCTGCCGGAGACGGTCGCGGGCATGCGCGGCTTCACCGACGACCTGGCGGCGCGGGGTGTCAAGGTCGAGTTGCGCAAAGGCGTGGACCCGCGGTCGCTGCACGCCACCCAGAACGAGCTGGACGGGGCCAAGGTCGGCTCGATTTACGGCTACATCCGCGGCGGCGGTTGGCAAGCGGACTCGGTCATCATCGCGTCGCGGGAAGGTGCCGTGGTCGACGGGCACCACCGCTGGGCGGCCGGCTCAGCGGCCCGTGTCGCCGGCATGGACTTCGGCATCAACGTCCTGCAGGTCGACATGGGCATCGAGGAGTTGCTGGATATCGCCCAGTCTCACTCGGGCGAGCGCCGGGGCATGGGTGCCCCGCTGGCGGTGCCCAAGAGTCTGAGCTTGTGGGAGCAGGACATGTGGGCGGCGCTGGAGATCTCCGACGCGTTTACACGCGGCGCCGTGTTGGAGCTGCTGTCCAAGGAGCAATCGCGCGACGAGCTTGGCCGGTTCGGGTCAGGTGGCGGGTCGGCTGGCGGCGCCGCCAGCGGGACGCCCGAGCAGCTGCACGACGACGACGCCAGAATCCGCGAGGTCTTTGAATACACCGACGAAGCGACTGGGCTGAGCGTGGGCATCAACGCCATTCGCCGCCAGGGGCCCGGGTTCACGACCTACGTATCGGCGGACATCACCGACCGCGACGGCAACGTGGTCGGCGGCGTCGAGCGGGAGATACGACCCGCCGGCCAGAAGGAGGTATCCCACGGGGGGCTCGTCATAGACGAGCAGTTTCAAGGTCAAGGTTTCGCGACCCGCTACAACGCCCGGCTTGAGGACGCCTACCGCGCGCACGGCATCGAGCGGATCCGGCTGAACGCCAGCCTGAGTGTCGGCGGTTACGCTTGGGCCAAGGCCGGCTACAACTTCGACAGCAGCTCCTCGCGCATGAATGTTGCCGATCGAGCGCGTGAGCTTGGTCGTAAGTTCTCGCCCGATGTACAAGCCAAGATCGCAAAGGTGGCGGACAACTGGAGAGCGTCGCCGATCGAGTTCGCGATGATCGGTTGGCAGCCTGGGGCGACAACCTGGCCCGGTAAGCAGATCATGCTCGGCGCAACGTGGTCGGGAGTGAAAGAGTTGTGAAACGGGCCGAGGCGTTACGCCGCATTGGTGACCTCCACCGTGACTGGTCGCTCAAGCACGGCGACTCCGTGCCGGTCAACCCGCAGGACATACCCGCCGGGGCCACCGACGCGGGGGCGTGGAATGCGGACCTGTCGGCGCCAGCTGAACTGCAGGACGACCTGAACGCGCAGATCGTGGCGATCCTCGATCAGATCGTGGACGACGATGACTAGCAGCGTCCCGGTCGAACCGCCCCCGCCGCCGGATCCGAACAAGGCGTACATCTTCGTCGGGGGTGAGTGGCTGCTGGTGGCCACCGACACCTCCGACGGGGTGCCCGACTCGCTCGAGTTCGAGGCCGACGACGACGCGGACGCGGCGGGCAAGTCGCTGGACCCGGGGGAGCAGGACATCCATCACGCCCTGGTCCTGGTCGACCCGACCACCCGGGCCAAGGTGCTGGAGCTGATCGCGAAGGAGCAGGCCCGCGACCGCCGTGGCCGCTTCGCCGGTGGTGGCTCCGGCGGGGCCGGTGGGGGCGTCGGAACCGGCACCAACATGGCGGGCGGGACGCTGCGCTCCTCCGTTCCGGGCGCGCCTGGCGGGCCGCCGGTGCCACGGGCTTCCCTGGCTGCAACGAAGACAGCGGATGAGGCCGCGGCCGTCGCGTCGGCCGAGCTGGAGAAGGTGATGGGCCGGCCGGTGTCGGTGGACTTCGCCGGCATGTCACCGGCCATGGCCAGGGAGACCGGGGAAGGGCTGCTGATCGCCGCGCACCGGTACCCGAACAACGACCTGCGCTCGGTCACCACCTATGGGCCCGGCGGCACCAGGCCGAGTGACCCACGCGACCCGACGTTTGAGTCGGGGGCCTTCACGTCCGTCGCGCCCTTCCGTCACGGGGACGAAATGGCGTTCAACGTGATCGGCGGCGAGGGTTATATCCGCTCCACCTACAAAGCCTCCGCCAGCATGGGCCAGAACTCAGTACCGAGCCCGACCGGGACCGCCGTGCACGAGATGGGCCATGTGGTGTCCATGCACGGCACCGCCCCGTACACGGTACAAAGTGTGATCATCGATGACGCGGTGATGTCGGGAGGCGCGAAAACCAGCCAGGACGTCGCGGCGCATATTGCCCGCCACGTTTCGATCTACGCCGCCTCCGGCCCGGAAGAGGCACTGGCCGAGGCATTCGCCGACGTGCTGGTCAACGGCGCGAACGCGTCACCGTTGAGCCAAGCGATCCACGCGGAGACCGACACCGACTACCAAGTGAACAGCCCATGACCACGAAGCTGCGCCCGGCCCAGTGCCTGTTCTGCACCCGGCACGCGTTCCCCGCCGCCGGCCAGGGCCAGACGTGCACCGCCTTCCCCGACGGCATCCCCGACCCGATCTGGCACAACCAGGTCGACCACCGCAAGCCGTACGACGGTGACAACGACCAGCAGTTCGACCCGATCCCCGGTATGGAGTTCCCCGACTGGGTGCCCGTGACGTCCCCACCCGGAGGTGACTGAGTGGGTTGGCTCACCAGCAACACATCCAAGGACATCGTGGACCTCCGCGACGGGCGGCAGAGCTTCATGCAGCTCGACGCGTCCGGCGGCGGGCGCAACAACGCCGGCACGGTCGAGCAGGACGGATCGTTTGGCAACTACGCCGCCAACGGCTACGGCCGCAACGAGTTGGCCTACGCCTGCATCCGGTACCGGGCCGAGTCGCTGCCGCAGGCCTATATCCGGGTCTACCAGTCCGATGACGCGACGGAGATCCCGGAGCATCCGCTGCGGCAACTGTTCGCCAACCCCAACCCGGTCACGAACGAGTTCGAGTTCTTTGAGCTGACCTCGACGTACAAGGATCTGGCCGGTACCGCGTTCTGGCTGTGCGTCAAGGGCCGCAACGGGCAGCCGGCCGAGCTGTGGCCGCTGCGCCCCGACCTGCTGGCGGCGTACCCGAACCCGCGGGACCTGGCCGACTTCACCTGGATCTACCGGCCCGACCCGGAACGCCCGGAGATCGCGGTTCCGGTGCCGCCGGCCGGCACCAAGGCGGCAAAGGCGCAGCAGGCGTTCATCATCCGGGTGCGGTACCCCAACCCCAACCCGCGGGACCTTGGCTGGCGCTATTTCGGCATGCCGCCGATGCGGCCGGCGGCGCGGGCCCTGACCCTGGACAACGGGGCAACCGACTTCGTCGACAAGCTTTTGCGCAACCACGCCATGCCGTCGGTGATCATCGAGACGGAGCAGGAAGTCACGCCGAAGGTCCACGAACGGCTGGTGGCCATGTGGGGCAGCGCGTTCGGCGGGGCCCGGCGCACGACACCCGCCTTCCTGCAGAAGGGCATGAAGCTGCACGAGGTCGGGCTGTCCCTGACCAACCTCGAGTTTCCCGACCTGCGGGCGGTGTCGGAGACTCGGATCTGTATGGCGTTCGCGGTGGAGCCCATCCTCGTCGGGGCGAAGATCGGGCTCGAGCACAACGCGTATAAGGACTACCGGGAGGCCAGGACGTCGTTCTGGGAAGAGACCATGCTCACCGAGGAACGCCGCTACATCGAGCCGGTGCGGCAACACCTGGCGCCCCTGTTCGCCGGTGCCGGCCGCCGGTCGGTGAAGGTGCGGTGGGACAACTCCGAGGTGCTCCCGCTCAAAGAGGCCACCGGCGCGTTGTGGGAGCGCAGCGCCAACGCGTTTCGGGCCGGCGGCATCACCCAGAACGACTTCCGCCGGTTCGTGGGCCTGGCGCCGGTTCCCAACGGTGACGTGTTCCTGATCCCGGCCGGGGTCACTCCCACGCCGATCGACGCCGACCCGGCAGCGGCGGTGGAGGCCGCGGGACAGCCACCGGCGGCGGAGGGAGCTCCACCGGAGGGCGGCGCGAGCGAGGCCGCCGCGGCGGCGCAGGCGAAGCAGGAGGCCGGGTCGGTGGCGGCCAGCCTCGGCATGCTCGCCGCGGAGTACGGCATCGAGTTAACGCGCGATGAGCTGGAGATGGCAGCCGCGCGGGCAGGCTGGAGGGCTGAGACATGAACGGTGAATGGCTGCGACTGGGCGTCGGCGGTGTAGTGCCGGTCTCGTGGGACCTGACCAGCAAGGGCGGCGCGGACCACGGCGAACTCGAGGGCTGGGCGTCGGTCTACAACGTGGTCGATGAGCAGGATGACATCGTGGTGCACGGCGCGTTCAAACGCACCCTGGACCGGTGGCGCGCGTCGGGGAACACGATCACCCTGACCAAGGGCCACGACATGAGCAGCGAGGGCGTTATCGGATCGCTCAGCTACGCCGAGGACCAGCCGTATGGTCTGCGGATCCGAGCCAAGTACGCCTCCACCCCTTCCGCCCAGGAACAGCGGACCCTGGCCAAAGAGGGCCACGTCCGGGGGCTGTCGATCTTCGGTCCGATCTTCCAGCAGGCCGACACCGTACGGTCGGGCAAGGCGATCCGTGTGCTCAAGGAAGTCGGGCTGCTGGCGATCGCGCTCACCCCGTACCCCGCCAACACAATGGCGCTGTTGTCGGCCGCCAAGACCGGTACGACGGTGGCCGCACCGCCTGACCCGCGGTGGGAAGAGGACATGCGCGCGGCGCTCCGGATTTCCTCGCCGCTGGTGCGGCGGGCCGCGATCGAGTCGCTCATGAAGGCGCGCTATCCGGAGGCCACGCTGTTGCAAGCCGGCCCGGATAGTGGCGCGGGCGCCTCGCAGGGTGATGATGTAGGCAGTAAAACCGGCCAGATGGACGAGGCAGCAATGTACGCCCTGTCCTTGATCGGTGAATCCGGCCCGGACTCCGGTCCACCCGGCGGCGACTCGAATCCTTCACTCGTCGATTTGGAGGCCATCGCTTCGGCGGAGGCCACACGCGCAGCGCTCACAGAATTGGAGGAGGAGCTGCGCCGGGCGAGCTAGGAGCCCCCGCATGTCCCAAGTCGCACAGAAAGCTCTCACGGCAAAGGCGCTGCAGTGCATCTCGCTCGCGCGCCAGATCCACGACCGGTACCCGGACCCGACGAAGATCTCGGCCGACGACGCGGTCAAGATGCAGAACCTCCTCGGAGAGGCCCAGCGGCTGCGCGGTCTGGCCGAACTCGAGGGAACCCAGGAAGCGATGGAGACCTGGGGCGCGCAGCCCGACCAGATCCCCGCAGCCCTGCGTGCCGAGGCGCAGGTGGCGGCCAGCGGCGGCCAGGTGGAGGGCTCCGGCTACGCCGAGGCCCGCAAGGCCCGGCAACTGGAGATGTTCGCCAAAGCGATCAAGATGAAGAACTCGGACCGCCCGGCCTGGCTCGCGACGCTGGACGTGGTCGAAAAGGCGGCCATTGTCGAAGACGCCACCGGTGAGGTCATCGTGCCGCACGACATCGCCGGTCCGATCTTCAAGACCCTGCCGCACCTGGGTTCGTTCCGCGGCTCCGGGCCGACGGTCCGGCCGACGACCGGCAACAAGGTCGACCTGCGTTCGCTCACCGGTGCGACGGCCGGCTGGGGCAAGCTGGAGATCAACCCCGCGTCCACTGTGGACGCGAACGTGGTGCCGAGCACGCCGGTGGACGTCATCGAGGTCCACGACCTGACCGCCATGTCCCGGATCGGTGTCGACGAGCTGGCCGACACCGACGCCAACCTGATCGCCCTGATCCAGGACATCGTCGGGCAGCAGGTCGCCCAGATGGAGGACGACGCGTTCGCCGCCGGTAACGGCGTGTCCAAGCCGTGGGGCCTGGCCGCCCGCGCCACCAGCGCCGCCAACCAGATCACCCAGGCGGTCACCGCCGCGGGCGGTGCGACCCCCACCGGTGACGACCTCAAGTCGCTGCAATACCGGGTGCCGACCCGGTTCTGGCAGAACGGCGCCTACTTCTCCGCCAACGACGCGGCCGAAAAGATCGCCCTGCTCAAGGACGCCAACAGCAACTACCTCTGGCAGCCCTCGGTGCGGGCGGGCGAGCCGGACACCCTGTTCGGTAAGCGGTTCTACCGCCTGGAGGGTCTGCCCTCGATGGGTGCCCCCGGTACCCCGGTCACCGAGCCGTCGGTCATCTTCGGCGACCCGGCGCTGGGTTATCTGGTCGCTGATCGGCAGTCGATCACGGTGCAGCGTCTCGATGAGCGTTACGCCGAGCTGGGTCTGGTGGCGTTCCTGTTCAAGATGCGGGTCGGCGGGGATGTTATGCGCCCGGCCGCGTTCGCGAAGTACCTGCTCTAACCCCAACCGCGACGGAGCCGGGCTGAACCCAGCCCGGCCTTCGCCCTGCCCCCCAACGGGGTTACGAGAAACGAGTTACGAGAAAGAGGTAACGATCATGGGAGAGTTCCGTGTCACGGTCGAGGCGGTCGCCGGCGGTCACGGCTGCCAACGCGAGTACGGCGACGGCGAGCACGTCGTCGGATGTGAACGGGCGGGCTGCCCGGACTGCATCACCCGCGAGTTTGTGCGGCGGCTCAAGCGAAGCGGCGCAAGTGTCAGCGTCGCGGAGATCGTGCACTGGCCGCGGGAGGTCGGGCAGGTCCGCGACGACCTGCTCACCGGACTGCGGCGGGGCAGCTTCCCCGAGCTGGCGCAGTACCGCAAGGACCGGGTGGAGATGAAGGACGGAAGGGCCCACGCATGAAGATCAAGGTTGTGCGTCAGGTCAGCAGCCGGTGGAGCGATGGCCGAACCTTCTCGGCCATGCCCGGCCGAGAGGTCACCGTCGACGACGCCGACGCCGACGTAATCGCACACATGCGCCACCTCGTCGCGCTCGGCGACGCCGTAGAGGTCGAGGCTGCCCCGCCGACCAATGAGGAGCTGCGCGACGAACTGCGCGAGCGGGAGCTTCCGGTGTCGGGCAACAAGGAGGATCTGCTGGACCGGCTGGCGGAGGCCGACAAGGCGCAGGCGGTAGCGCCGGCCAAGAAGACCGCGCCAGCCAAGAAGACCGCGAGCGGAGCCGGCGAGTGAAGATCGTCTGGCATTCGGTTGCCCCGTGGGTCGGTACCGGTTATGGCCAGCAGACCGGGCAGGCCACACCCCGGATCAAAGCGCTCGGTCATGACATCGCCATCTCCGCGTACTACGGCCTGTGGGGCGGGGTGCAGAAATGGCGGGGCATGAACGTCTACCCCGGGTATGCCCAGGGGTACGGCAAGGACACCCTCATCCCGCACGCCCTGCACCACTTCGGAGCCGAACCGGGCGCCAGCTTCGGTGAGGTGTCCCGCCGCGGACTGATCATCACCCTGGGCGACGTGTGGACCTTCGACATCCCGCTCCTGCCCGGCATGAACGTCGCCGCGTGGGTGCCGGTCGACCACGAGACGGTGCCCCTGTTCGTGCGGAACTGGCTGGAGAACTCCGGCGCCATCCCGATCGCCATGTCCCGGTTCGGGCAACGCAAGCTTGAGGAGATCGGGCTGCGGCCCCTGTACGTGCCCCACGCCATCGACACCAGCGTTTTCTTCCCCGGCGACAAGGCCGAGGCCC